AGATATAGGAATAACATCTATATCATCACTAAAGTCTTCAACTTTTAAACTTGGAACAGCATCAGATCCTACTTCATAAGGATACCTAGAAGGTAATGCTTCAGCAAATATTTTTGCCAATAATTTAAATTCTATTTTTTGTGCATAATGTAAACGTTTATGAATAGCAGACATAACTCTTGCACCACGTTCCATTAATGCCATTGTTGTTCCAACAGGAGCTCCTGCTTGTGCAGCGTCTCCTATTTTTTGATCAGCAATAGCAGCAAATCTTGATCCTGCTTCAACACAAAAACCTAATAATTGAAATAATGTTTGAGATGGTTCTTTGTAAGGTAAAGGTAATAATCCGTCTCTTAAACTACCACCAGGTGCATCTACATCTCTGAATTCTCCTGGTTGGAGTGGGTTGTCATCGTCTTTAACTCGCAGCCCTCTAGCTTTAAAACCTGCAGGGAGATTGGACAACGTACCTGCATCGAGAAGTTGTCTAAGAGCTGATGTCGCTGTTCTTGAGAGACCCCCGAGCATGTGGATAAGACCAAAGCCATAAAAGCTAAACCCAGGTAAAAACTTATAGTGTACAAAATATTGTCTTTTCTTTTGTTTTGGATCATCCTCTGTATAGTTTCTATAGATTGATAAAACATTAGAAGAACCTTCGTCAATTGTTACAATATATGGAACTTTAATTCCGTCCTCATTATCTATACCTTCAAGGTTTAAATCAACATGCATTTCTAATAATTGATAATCTTCATCATGATAATTTTTTTTCACCCCAGCAATTTGATTTTCTTTTTCTTGTAATCCTGTTTCATCGGTATAGACAGATAAGTCTACATCACGATACATTCCTGCTACTTGAAGTTTTCTAATTTCATTTTTTGTTCTTTTAATTACATGAGTAACTCTTTCACATGACGGAAAGTCTGTTGTTTGATAAGGAACATATAAATCATCACTAGGAACAAACTTAGAGACAGCTCTTCCTAACCCATCATCAAAGTAAACTTTTTTAAAAGCAGAACCTGAAAGAGGTAAATAAAATAATAAGGAATCCATATCAGGATCATATTCTTCCATCTCATAAGTAATCTGATAGTTCATGTAATCTTTTACACGCTGTGCTTGTTCTTCTTTTTGTCTGGTAATGCCACCTAAAATTTGTGTATTAACTGGTCCACCTGCTGGTAATAATTCTTTATAAGCTTGTGCTTGAAATTGTGTAATAGCCTCGGATAACATTGGATGAGTCACGGAACTCGCACCAGCAAAAGGCATCGTTCTTTCTTGGTATTTAAATCCTAAAAGATCTAATCCTTTTTTATATGTATCTTCCCATTCTTTCCTTGAAGCTTTATCATCTTCAAAAGCTTGTCTTAGTTCATTAGATATTTGTCCTAAAACATTATCATCAAGAACTTCAGCTAAGTTCATATCAAAGCTTGTTTGAATTTCGTTTACTTGCTCTCCAATAATTGCAGAGCCATCCTCCATCATTTCTACATTTCCTTGTTCTACAGATTCATCAATCTGCATGTCTGTCAATTGCTCAATTGCTTCTTCTTGTTCAGGTATAAATCCTAGTGGTTTGTCTATTGCCATTATGCTGCCTCAAATATATCAATTATTTCGGGAGTATACACCATACCACCATCTTTTCTATGAGTTTTATGAGGTAATAGCATTTCTGGTGTAATCTTAATAGCAAAAGAATCACCCACACCATTAACATTTATAATTTTAATTTCTGAATTATTTTCTTGCGCTGCAGTTTTTAAAATTTTTTCTAAAGTTGAAGTATAATGTTTTCCTTTTGAATCTACACTATCAGGGCCTCCATAAAACTCTTCCGTTCCAATTCCTTTCATATCCTTGGTTCTCTGATCAAAAGGAGTAGATGTACTCCCTGATTGATTATATCTATTTATTATTTTTTTTGCAGGAGATATTGCATACCATTGTGCTGCACCATCAACTTTATCAGGTCCATATAACCGATTTGCTGCTTTTGCCAAATCTCGTTTTATTAAAACTGATCCCCATTCCATTCTGTTTTTAAAAGGAACATTAGGAAATAACATTTTCATAGATTGTTCACTCATAGCTGTCTCTAAATCTTGTAACATCTTACTTTGTTTAGCACGCGCCTCTCTTGCTTTTATAACAAGTTGTTTATCTGGGCGAAGACCAGCTTTAGCTAAATCCTTTAAAACAAATTGTGTTTTTGCATACTCATTCATAAATTGTTGCATTTCTGTTGCACTTTGAAAAATAGGTCTAAACACTGATTTATTTCTTAAAAAGTATTCTGCAACTTCAGGATTCATATCTCTAAAGTCTCCTCTATATGAACGTTGTGATGCACGTATTTGTTCTTTAACAAAATCAAGATTTTTATCCATCAGATCACCAAGCTGCTGTTTAAACTTTTCTTCTAAACGTTTAGCTTGTTGTAAAACATCGGATTGTATTTCATCAGCAAATGTTACCGTAACTTTTTGACCTTCGGTAGTTGCTTGCATTTTTTGCAATTTTAATACATCCTCATCAATCTTCATTCTAAACTGCAAAATCTGTTGTTCTAAGGCTGGATCAATACTATTTAGTCTTGCCATATTATCGCCTTCATTCAACACATTTCTTACTTCTGCCATTGTTAAATCATCTATCCTATCAATATCTACCAGCCCTTCTCGTTCTAGTTTTCTAAGAGCCGATGTTTCTAAACCTTTTAATTGGGTATCTAATTTTTTTTGATTACGCTTGAGTGTTCTAATCATCGCAGGATCTACTTGTTCTGCTATCCCTTGTGCTGTTTTATCTACAGGTAATGTTGCTTTACGGTCCGTGAGCCGCGACCACCCGATCACGTACTTTTCTGTAAAGTCATGACCACTTACTGGTAATGAATCAGGATCAAGAGGAATTTTGTTTGACGGTACATATAATACATCTTCTCTGTAAGAACCTGGAATTTCTCCTGACTCATAATGTCCTCCCCCATACTTAGCCCTTTTTATTCCTCCGTATAGTTCATCACCATATGTTACACTATCGATATGACGCATTGGTGATTGACGAATAATCTCCAACATATCACTTGTTACTAATGGTGTTTTATTTTTACCCGATAATTCTACATATCTATTTAAAATATTATCTTCTAATTCTGGTTTAGAAATTTGTTTGTTTTGTAAAAATTTAAAAAAATCATCAGCACTATTAAATGTCTTTGGTGTATTAGGATCCATGAGCCGTGCTTCAAGGCCCGAGTAAAATACTGACTCGTTTAATTCTGGTGAATCAATAATTGTTTTTTTATTTTTTACAGTACCAACAGTTGTACCTCCTGATGGTGTATCAATAATATCTATATCTTCTACTGTCTCTTGTAGTACTTCATCTTTAGTGCCAAGTTTATTTTTAATAGATTCCATTGCTTGTTTAAGTGCTTTAGAAAAATCTTGGGTTAACATTTTTGCTTTATCTGCTTTAGCAATTGCCCATATAGGAGCTTTACCAAATAGGTTTGCCATTTGTACTTCTTCGTATCCTTCGTTTTCTGCTTCTTCAAAAATATCAACATTAGATTCAAACTCTTGTAAAGGAGGTAATTCACCTTTTTCTCTTAATTCTTTATCAGGATCATTTGCTTTTAGAACTTCTAATATATTAGTCTGGAGTTCCGGCTCACCGCCATAGGCTTTACGATCAACAACCTTTGCTTCTTTTACAAAATACTCACTACCTCTTATATTAGGTGGAGAATCAGATTCTAGATCTGATGGCTGTATTGTAATTACATCATCTACTTCTTCAACAGGCATATCTACTGCTTGAGGTTTATTTCTAGGATCTCCTGAACTATACATTCCTCCAAGACCTGAAGCTCCTATAATAACTAAATTTCTTGCAAGTGCTTGAGAAGTATCTGCTTTAGGCATAATATCGGTTAATCCTTTAATAAAACCTTTTGTTTTAAATGAATCATGCATCTGACCTACTGAATAAGGATACATTTCTCGCATCGCTTTATATGCTTTAGGTGATGTTCTAGCTAGTAAATTTAAGCCCTTAAGAAAAGCCAAAGGAGAACCTACTAAGAAAGCTGCTGTTTTATCTACATACTCCATATTTGGCTTGGAATATTCTATTCTTGGAACTCGGGGAAATCTTTGTTCTGCAACATTAGCCATAAAACCTCCAACATCACCTTCATCACCAGCAACTGCACTGTAAATATCAACAGGAAGTTCTAATGCTTCTATTAAAAGATTAGCTGTTTCTGCACCCATGTTTGGCACAACTTTTAATAAATCAGTAGTTTGATTAAAGAATGTTTCTCTATCTTTTTTTACTTTTGCAGGATTGGTAGCAAAATCACGATAGTCTTCTGATTGCTTTGTTAAATAATCAAAATACTCTTGAGAGTCCGCAAAATCTTGTTCTTGGAAATCTTCAAATATATCAAAATTTTCTTCAGCCATATCAGTATTCTAACACTTCTTCAATCGAAGCGAAACCCCCATCTTGCAGTCCTGCTGGTCCTCTTACATCTGAAACAAATCCGTATATTCTCGATAAAGGAGATTCTGTCCCTCCTATAGGATCAATAATTTCTGTAGTAATGTTATTATCAATCATTTTCTGTTCTATAGCTGCAATATTACTTTTACCTGTTTTATAAAAATTTTCTATGGCATTATATAATTCAGCCTCTAATTGTGGTTGTATTTCTACATTTTGTTGTTGAGATAATAATTTTAATTTAGCTGGATCTGCTCCTCCAAACTCTACAGCATCTGACATAAGTATGTTTGGTGATTCAAAAACACCACCTGGCAGAGGTTTAATAGTTGGGGGTTCATCAATTAATCTAAATTTTTTAAAAGGATCAGGTACAGTTGAATGAAGCATATGTGATAGTTGTGTTCCTTTTGGTGCTTCTTTCTGCATTTTTCTAAACTCGATGTATCCTTTAAAGTCAGGATCATTTTTTCTATAATAATTTTTAGAAGTAGGTGTAAAATAATTTACATCATCTAAAAAATTTAAAAATAAATCTACATCTTGAATAGGTTTGTTTGTTCTAAAATCATCAGGTCTTGATCTAAATAAATCAAACATAAATTGATCATCATATTGTAAATTTAGTTTTTCTTTTCTCTCCAAATCTACTTTTCTAAATTTATTTCTAAATTGTTTTTTTAAATAAGATTCCGTAAATTGATTTATATTACCCTTCGCTATGTTATCAGGAACACCAACTTTACTTTTTATCTCTCCTCTAAAAGCTTTATTATGATATGAATTGTTAATATCAAACTCAGAAAAAAGTTTTGGGAATCGTTTTTGTAAAATAGGCAACATTTTTTTGTATTCAAAAGGATCTCCTCCTAACTGCACCACTTCTTTCATGGTACCATCAAGCTGTTTTTGTCTAGTTGTCGGAGCTGACGCTATCATTTCATCAATAACTATTTTAAAAGCGTTCTGCATTTCTTTTTTACCTGGAGTAAATAAATTTTCTTTTTCTCTCCATTGAGCTAATACTGCTTCTTTAATAGATTTCTTACCTCTTTCACTTCCAGAACTGACAACTTTAGCCGCATTAGTATCAAGATTTGTTAGAAATCCATCAAGTCTACTTCTTTTTAAAATTTTACCAAACTTATCTACTCCGACCTCTCTTTTAAACTTTGTTAGCTCTTCGACATCTCCATCCCCTATAAGTTTTTTATAAAACTGTGCAAATGTTTCCATAAACTCATCGTAATTTTTTCCAAAAAAATTTTTATAAGGCATCCCTTTAGGAACCATTTTTAATAGATTT